TCAAAAGGTGGTTCATAATATTCAGCGTGATTTTCCCGCCACGAATGGAACGCATACCCCGACTGTTCAATAGATTAACAAGCTCCTGCATGGTTGCACCCTCACTATATTTCGTGAACATTTCCAGCACCACCGGGGCGGTCTTAGGGTCGATTTGATAATACTGCTGTTCATCAATGTAATAGCCCATTGGAACAGTACCGCCGTTGTATTTGCATTTCAGGGCATTGTCGGTCAGTCCCCGGATAACCTTTTCAGAAAGCTCCGCAGAATAGTATTCTGCATACCCCTCCAACATAGCTTCCAGAATAATTCCCTCGCTGCCCTCGGAGATATTTTCCCTTGCGGAAATGACTTTTACACCGTTCTTTTTCAAAAGATTTTTATATCGTGCGCTGTCGTAACGGTTCCGGGCAAAGCGGTCTAATTTCCACACAAGGACAACATCAAATAAGCCTTTTGCGCTTTCCTTAATCATGTGCTGAAATTCGGGGCGGTTATCTGTTTTTGCTGACAATGCCCTGTCAATATAAGTTCCTAAAATTGTAATATCGTTGCGCTCTGCATACTCCTTACATTCCCGCAACTGTCCCTCGATACTTTCTTCTCGTTGGTTATCGGAAGAATAGCGGGCATAAATCACACCTTTCATTTTCTCTCCACCTCCATCATTTCAAGAAGCGTCTGTTTTAATTTTTCATTTAACGGAGATTGCGGATCAAAACACATTTCAATAAACTGTTTCATTTCCTCACTTCCCGGTGCAATCTTCGGACGGTGTTCATATAGCTTGCCTTGCGGATTGTCTGTCCGGGCAAGCAGGTAATCCAATGATACATCAAAATAATCCGCATACCTTACAAGCGTTTCCAAAGAGGGAGCCGACTGCCCCTGCTCATAGCGATTGATACTGGACTGCTTCACTCCCAAAAGTTCCGCCATCTTTACCTGCGACAGCTTCACACTTTCCCGCAATCTCCGCAGGCGTTCTCCTAATTCTTTCATGGGCTGTAACCTCCTTGTTTCCTCTATGTGTAGTATATCATTTTTAAGGTTTTATTTCAACCCGTATTGAGCATATTTTGAGAAATATACTCGTAAAGCGGATAAAGAAAACGGGGAGGGGTACAACAAAATAAGCGGTCAATCCGGCTGTGGTTTTGCAGCAGATTGCAACCGCTTATTTTGCATTTTGGAGGAAGTGTGGCTACACGCTCCGACAAAATAGGGTTTCCAAAGGGTATCCCTTTGGCACACGACTTTGCTT